GCGTCTGTTGTAGGCTCTGTCACCATCTCCCTCACTGGTGGTCTAACTCCATACGCTATAGGCATTATGGAAGGTAGTACGGTGGACAGCAGTGTTCTTACATCGACAGCTATTGCTGACGCAGTGTGGGCAGCATTGGCATCACAGAACAACGACAGTGGCACTATGGGTGAGCAGCTTAATAATGCAGGTAGTGGCGGAATTGATATTGGTGCTCTTGCTGACGCCATTGCTGATGCAGTCCTATCTGATCCGGCATTGCTAACAGTAGGTAAATTTTTGGGGCTGAAATGAATAAAGAACGAGTGGTGGTTAGTCGGGCTTGGCGCAATCCAGAAATTAGGGTGTTTGCGTCTAATGTGGAAGTGGGTGCTGATATGGACATGGAAACGTTCTTAAGAACATTAGTGGACATTATGGGCAATCCCACCATGTTAGTTACGCGTGCACAACTTCTTGGTAAGATGTTGGCTGCTAAAGACCAAGTTGTGGAAGAGATGAAGAGGTCTACCATTCATGTCTAAACTCAGTGCGGCTGACAAGGCTGCAATTAGGCAAGCTGCTGAAGACGATTTGGAGGTGTTTGTACGCCTTGTAGCACCCTATCGGGTGTTGGGTGACATCCATACAGAACTAATGGCATGGTGGGCGCGTGATGATGCTAAGGACAACCAATTGGTGTTGTTGCCACGTGACCACCAGAAGAGTGCCATGATTGCGTATAGGGTGGCTTGGTGGCTCACTAAACATCCAGACATCACCATTCTATATGTTAGTGCTACAGCAGACTTGGCTGAGAAACAACTTAAATTCATTAAGGATGTTCTGACATCAGATCAATATTTGTTTTATTGGCCTGAGATGGTTAGTGTCAATGAGAATAAGAGGGAGCGTTGGTCTATTGACGAAATTAGTGTTGACCACCCAAAGCGTAAAGCAGAAGGTATCCGTGATCCGTCTGTTAAGGCTGTTGGACTAACCTCTAACACTACTGGTTTGCACTGTCAATTGGCCGTATTGGATGACGTTGTGGTTCCTAATAATGCTTACACTGAAACTGGTAGGGAGCAAGTTAGGGCAACCTATTCACAACTTAGTTCCATTGAAACAACTGGTGCTAAAGAATGGGTGGTTGGTACACGTTACCATCCAAAGGATCTTTATTCCAACTTAATGGAAATGACTGAATTCATCTATAATGATAAAACATTAGAAGATGAAGAATATAATGTTTATGAAGTGTTTGAAAGAGAAGTTGAAGTTAATGGTGAGTTTCTATGGCCGAAACAGCGACGTAAAGACGGCAAGACATTTGGATTTGACGATAGGGAGTTAGCTAGAAAGAAAGCTAAATATTTGGACATTACGCAGTTTTATGCCCAATATTATAACAATCCTAATGCTGTAGAAACTCAGTATATGGATAAGTCTAATTTCCAATGGTTTGATCGGCAACATCTTTCTAACGTTTCTGGAGTCTGGTATTTTGGTGATAAGATGTTAAATGTGTATGCTGCCATTGACTTTGCATTTACAGTTAATGCTGCATCCGATTATACAGCTATTGTCACAATTGGAATAGATGAAGATAATCAGATTTATATATTAGATATTGATCGGTTTAAAACAAATAAAATCAGTGTCATGTATGACAAGGTTGCTATGGCATACAAGAAGTGGAAATTTAAGAAGATTAGGGCTGAAGTTGTGGCTGCTCAGCGCATGATTGTTAGTCAGTTTAGAGAATATATGCGTAGTCAAAACATTATATTCACCATTGACGAATATAATCCGCCTAAAACAATGCGTAAAGAAGAACGTATTAGTGCTATATTAGAACCACGTTATTCAAATAAAATGATGTGGCATTATAAAGGCGGTAATTGCCAAGTGCTAGAAGAGGAATTAATGATGTCCAATCCAGAGCATGATGACATTAAAGATGCGTTAGCTTCCGTGATTGAAATTGCTAAAGCACCTGCTGGCTCAGCTAGGGTTTGGAATAGGAATAGAGATACTAATGTCTATAGTGCACGTTTTGGAGGATTGGCTTAATGATGAATAATATGCAAGTGTGTAAATGGACGCCAGATCATTTGGCATCCACCATTACTGATATGTGGGTGAAGTGGGATATGGCACGTAGTGTCTGGAAAGACGAAAAGAAAGAACTTCGTGAATATCTATTCGCCACTGACACTACCAAAACGGCTAATAAGAAACTCCCTTGGAGAAACAAAACTGTAACTCCAAAACTAACTCAGCTTAGGGACAATCTGCATGCCAATTATATGGCTGCACTATTCCCTTCTGATGATTGGTTTATTTGGGAGTCGACAGACAAAACTCCAGAGTTGGCACGTAAGAAGACAGCCATTGTTAACTACATGAAACAAAAGCTAAAAGCATCCAATTTTCAGCTACTTGTTTCCCAACTCATTTACGACTACATTGACTATGGTAATGTGTTTGTAGGGCATGCTTTTGTTTCTGAAACTAAAGAGGACTACGACACTGGTGACACCATCAATCTGTACACTGGTCCCCGTGCATTCCGAGTAAATCCGTTGGATGTTACATTTAATCCTCTGGCACACTCTTTTGATAAGAGTCCGTTTATTCGCCGAATTGTAAAGAGTGTTGGCGATTTGGTTAATGATGTTGAAACCAATCCCACTCTTGGATATAACCCTAATGTATTAAAGATGTGTTTGGATATGCGTGCAGACTACCGTGAAAATCCTGAAGATATGAAATCAGATGGATTGGTGGTGGATGGTTTTGGTAGTTTGGACGAATATATTAATTCTGACATGGTTGAGCTAATTGAGTTCTGGGGAGATGTTTGGGATTCAAATACAAAAACATATAAACGAGATGCGGTGGTAACAATTGCAGATCGTAAATTTGTTCTTAGGAACACTCAGAACAAGTCTTGGCTAGGCAAGAAGCCCTTCTTCCATTGTGGGTGGAGACTGCGCCCTGACAATCTGTGGGCACAGGGGCCTCTTGATCAGCTTATGGGAATGCAATATCGCATTGACCACCTTGAAAACCTGAAGGCTGATGTGTTCGACCAGATTGCCTACCCTGTAGCTAAGGTGAAGGGCATCACTGTTGAGGAGTTTGTCTACCAGCCGGGAGAAATCATTTTCTGTGGGGATGAGGGTGATGTTGAATTTATGCGCCCCGATGCCACTGCTCTGCAAGCTGACATGCAAATTATGGAACTGATGAACCGCATGGAAGAGTTGGCAGGTGCCCCTAAGCAAGCTATGGGTATTCGTACTCCGGGTGAAAAGACCAAGTATGAAGTGCAACAGCTTGAGAATGCTGCTGGACGCATCTTCCAAAGCAAGGTGTATTGGTTTGAAAAGAACATCTTGGAGCCACTGCTTAACAGTATGCTTGAAGAGAGTCGCCGCAACTTTGGTGCTGTAGAGCGCATTAAGACAGTAGATCCTAAGTTTGGCAATGATGTGTTCATTGAAGTGACTAAAGATGATCTTGTTGGTAAAGGACAACTCTTCCCTATGGGAGCTAGACACTTTGCTGAACAAGCTAAGTTTATTCAAGAACTTGCACAAACCATCCAAACTGTACAAGCAATACCCACTGTAGCTGCTCATATTAGTGGTAAAGCTATTGCTAAAGCTCTTGAAGAAAACCTTGGTTGGTCCAATTACAAAATTGTACAAGACAATGCTATGGTGTTTGAACAAGCAGAGACACAACGTCTTATGAACCAAGTTCAAGAAGATATGATGGTAGAACAACAAATACCTGTAGAAGGTGCTCCTGTATGAATACATTGTTAAGTAAGCATCGTCCTAAAGAAGAGAGTAAAGAAGCATTTGAGAAGATGTGGGACAACTTAGGATATGGACTTTCAGCTTTATATAGTACACTAGAAGAACTGAAAAGTCAAGCATCTAAAATCAAATATGATGATTTTGAGTGTCCCAACCACTATGCTAGACTAGCCTATGAAGCAGGAAAAAGAGAAGCATATCAACAAGTTATGGATTTGTTACCAGAAAGTAGTAAAAATATTTTAAAATGACTGGAACGAAAAGGCTGTTTTTTACTACTAATGCTTTAGAGATGTGAATTTTTCAACGAAAGGAAAGACTTTAATGGATGACCAGTCCTCAATTTTTACGGCAGACAATGCCACTTCAGCTTCACCCACTGAGTCTGCTGCGGCTCAGGCGGTGCAAACCAGCACTGCTACTCAGGCACAATCTGACATCGTAGCTGCCCTTGTAGGAGAGGGTAAGAAATACAAAACTGTTGATGAGTTGGCGAAAGCCTACATTAACGCAGATGGCTTCATTGAAACTCTTAAGGCTGAAAACCGTGAGTTGAAAGAAAAAACTACTGCGGCTAAGACCATCGATGATGTTTTGGAACGGTTGCAACAACAACATGCTACACAGCAGACCGACAAGTCTTCTGGCTCCTCTGAGGGCGTTTCTGTAGACGATCTTACCAAGTTGGTTGAAGCTACTGTAACAGGTTTGGAAAGCAAGAAGCAACGTGAGGGCAACCTCTTGAAGGCTGATGCTAAGATGAAGGAGGCATTTGGTGAAAAGGCTGCTGATAAGTTTGCCGAAGTAGCTGCCACTCCTGAGTTGAAGCGAGTCTACATGGAACTAGCTTCTGTCGATCCAGATAAGTTTGTCTCCCTCTTCACTGGAAATGTTCTTAAGAACACGGCTAATGCAGATCAGGGGGGTGTGAACACCACTGTCAATTATTCCTCAACCAATCAGGGTGGACGTGTAAACACCGCTGGAGCTAAAGAATATTACGACAACGTACGTCGCACCAACCCTTCCCTCTATTACAGCCAAGACTTCCAGATTAAGATGGATTCTTTGGTCAGGAGCAATCCCGACCTCTATTACGGTAAACGTTAAGGAGCATTAAATATTATGGGTATGGACTACTCTGCTGTAAATGCCAACCTCGTACGTGCCGAACTGTGGTCAGATCAACTTAAGGAAATCCTTAAAGATCGTCTGCAAGGCACTAAGTACGTTCGTTGGCTCTCTGGTTTCCCCGATGGCAATCAATTTACGATTCCGTCCATTGGTGAAATTCCGATGCGTGAAACTGCTGAAGAAACCCCCGTGGTTTATGACGCAATTGACACTGGTGAATTTACTTTCGCCATTGACCGTTATGTTGAATCGGCCACCTACATCACCGACAAAGCTAAGCAGGACGCCTACTACAGTGGCCAACTGATTGCTTCGTTTGTGCCGAAGATGCGTCGTGCCATTGAAGAAAACTTGGAAACCTCCATCTTCTCGCTGGTCAACCAACAAACCCTCTCGGACCCCAACGCCATTAACGGTGGCAATCACCGCTTTGTAGCGTCTGGTGACACCAACACCACTCTGGCTCTGGCCGACTTTGCTAAGGCTAAGTTTTCGCTGGACAAGGCTAACGTCACTGGCTCGCGTATTGCCATTGTTGATCCGTCGCAAGAGTATGTGTTGAACACCCTGACCAACCTGACGAACGTTAGCAACAACCCGCGTTTTGAAGGCATCATCAATACGGGTTTTGTCAACGACATCACTGGTATGGCATTTGTTAAGAACATCTACGGCTTTGACGTTTATGTTTCCAACTACCTGCCTACGCAAGGTGCTGAAACTATCTCTACGGTTGCTTCGCCTTCTTCCACTGTTGTCAACCTGTTCATGGGTGTGGGTGGTGACATCACTCCGTTTGTGGGTGCATGGCGTCAAGAGCCGCGTGTTGAGTTTGAACGTAACAAAGACTTGCGTCGTGACGAGTATGTCATGAATGCTCGCTTTGGCCTCAAACTCTATCGCCCTGAGTCGATTGTTGGCATCCTGTCCAAGAACACTGTTTAAGGAGGAATTGATATGTCAACTATTGGTCGTCGTGGTAGTACGTGGACTAACTCTGATGGTTTGGTTGTGGGCTTCGGAACCCAAAAACCTGCCATTAATGGTGCTGTCCAGAAAAACTATGGTGGAGTTGGTGGAGCTAAAGTGGCCACTGCTGTCTTCGATTGGAAAGACCTGAACGCTAACGTAGCTGGTGGTACGACTGCTGGCATTCATGTTCCGGTTCCGGCTGGTGCTCGTGTTCTTAACGTGCGTGTTGTCATTGGGACGGCTTGGACCTCCACTGGCACTAACACGTTTGAGGTGGGTCTGACTGGTGGTGATGTGGATGGCTTCTTGTCCACCACTGTTGGTACTGTTGCCAACATGACTGCCGGTGCTGTTCTGAACGGTGATGGTGTGTTCTTGTTTGGTGCCACTGACACTGGTGCTGCCGAACTGTATGCCTTCGCTGCTGCTGACACGATTGATGTTGTGTCTGGCATGACCGACTGGACCGCTGGCACTGCCACTCTCGTAGTCACCTATCTCTGATTTAAGTAGGTGAGTGTAGGGGGCAGGGTGTAACAACCTTGCCCCTTTTTTACTTAAGGAATCTGTATGGCTAACGTAGCTCATGCTAGTTTGACGGGTGCCAATCTGCACGAACCTAAAGGTGCAGACACGGCTGTTAGTGGTAAAGTGTATGTAGCCAATGGTGCAGGTAGTGGTGTTTGGACCTACCCTGCCGGCAGTGCTTATGGGGAGATTTATATAGCAGGTGGGGCAACTAGCCAAACCCTCTCTGCTGCTTCAGCATATGCCAAACTAGATCCGGGTACAGCTTGGGATAACAATGGCTACAATAATGTAACTCTAGCTGCTGATGATGGTCAGATGACTATGCTGGTGGCTGGAACCTATCAAGTGAGTTTCTGGGCATCATTCACTACCGCTGCCATCTCTAGTGGTGCTAAATATTATTTTAAATATGCACTCAATGGTACTGTAGGTGCACGCCTAGTAGGTGTGCAGAAGAACACTGCTGGAGCAGATGTTCTCAATGTTAGTGCTACTGGCATTGTCACTGTTGCTGCTAACGACATTCTCTCTATGCATGTTGCTGGTGATGGTACGTCTAGCAGTACAGCCATTACCATTAATGAAGCTGGTCTTAGTGCCACTCTTCTGAAAGCAAGTTGATGGCTAAGCAAACACTCCTCGACATGGTTCAGGGCATTCTCAATGCTATGGACTCAGACGACTGCAACTCCATTGATGATACGGTGGAGTCAGCACAAGTGGCATTGGTTGTTAAAGAGTGCTACTTCGATCTTGTTAGCCAACGTGATTGGCCGTTCTTAAGAACACGCTTCTCTTTGGATGGATTGGGAGACACCACTCGACGCACGTACATGCAGCTTGGTGAAGATATGTCCAAGATTGAGTGGATTAAGTATAATGGTGACGACGTAACCTACCTCGACCCTAAAGCATTCCAAGACATGTTGGACATGCGTACTCCCACTACAGATGTGGTTGATCAGGATGGGTATGGGTTGAATAAAGACCCTCTCTATTACACCACTTGGGATGATGAGTTGTTTGTCTTCGACTCCATTAATTTGGATGAAGAAAGCACATTGCAGAGTAGTAAGTGCCTTTGTTTTGGTACACGTGTCCCTAGCTGGACACATGAAGATAGTTTCATTCCAGAACTCCCTGCTAAGATGTTTCCTACGTTGTTGGCAGATGCCAAGAGTAGTGCCTTCCTCAATTTGAAACAACAAGCCAATGCTAACGAAGCACGTAAGGCACAACGAGGACGTAACATCTTTCAGAATGAAGCATGGCGTAACAGTGCTAGTGAAGCTAAATGGAATGGGAAGGTAAATTATGGCCGACGTTGATCCGGTGAGGGAGCGCATTCGCGCTAAGCATGCTAAGAAACAAGAGTATAAAGCGGCTGTATATAGGGGTGAGATAGAGCCTAATTCTAATCCACTAGTCTTGGATAGGCTGCCTAATGGCCTATATACAGTGTCATGGAAAACTGGTGGTGTACTCCCTGAAGAATTGAAAGGGAAGCACACTAGCTTGGCTAAGCTACGTCATATGGTGATGCAACGTTATGGAGAGGACATCCTAGTATGAGTGTGCAAGTAGCCCAAGACGAGCAGTTTACGTTTGTGGCTGGTCTGAATACAGAGGCGTCTTATTTCACTTTTCCTAAGAATACGTGGAAGGAGGGATCCAATCTCATCCCTAATGTTTCAGGGATGCTTAGTAAGCGTAAAGCCATCGACTTAGAATCTGGTTGGGAAGGTAGCCTCACTTTCACCAATTCAGAGAAAGAGTTGTGGGCCTTTACGTCGCATAAATGGATTGCTGTAGCGGGTAATGGCGACCTAAACTTCATCGTCACTCAGATGGGTAGGTTTGTCTATTTCTATTTGGACACCCCTATTTCCACCTCCTCCACTTCTAAAGCCTTCTCCCTCGACCTTAACACATACAAAGCATCTTCCTCTCCTTCTGTCATTGGTAGCGGTCCCATTAAAGCTACTAGTGCCAATGGTAAGTTGTTAGTTACTAGTAGGGATACAGACCCCATCCTTGTTGAATGGGACAGTGGTTCGGACACCATCACCGTCACTACACTACTTGTACAGATTAGAGATTTTGAAGGTGTGGATGATGGCTTGGGTGTGTCTGAACAACCTACCTCTTTAGGTGATCCCCATAAGTACAACCTCCTAAATCAGGGTTGGCCAGATGCCACCATCACTGCATACAACACTGCCAAGTCTAAATATCCTTCCAACGCTCAGAGTTGGATTTATGGCAAGAATGCTACAGACGACTTTGATGCTAGTGTTTTAGATAAGCAAGACTTCGGTTCTTCTCCTGCTCCTAAAGGCAGGTTTGTGCTAGATGCTTTCTACCAAGACCGTAGTGATGCTTCGGGAGTGGCTGGACTATCTGCTGTCTCAGAAACCTATCGTCCTACAGTTTGTTGTTTCTTTGCTGGTAGGGCATGGTTTGGTGGCACAAAGAGTAGCCGTATTGGTGGCACTGTCTATTTTAGCCAAGTGGCTCAAGACAGTGAGAAGTATGGGAAGTGCTACCAAGATGCTGACCCCACTTCAGAAGTTATATCAGACCTCATCGACTCTGATGGTGGTGTCATCCCAATTCAAGATTGTGGTGTCATTATAGACCTCATTGCGAATGACACTGGTGTAATGGTGTTGGCATCTAATGGTGTGTGGCAGATTGTTGGCACTAGTCAGAATGGCTTCACGGCTACAGGATATGAAGTTAAGAAGTTGAGTAGTCTTGGGTGTGTTGGACAACAGAGTGTCGTGGAAGTGGATGATTCTATCCTCTATTGGAGTTATAACGCCATATGCAAGATTGGGAAAGACAACATTGGACAAGCTGTTGTACAGCCCATTACAGACCTCAACATCAAAACCCTCTACAACTCCATTCCTCCGGTAGCAAAAGCCTACGCTAGTGGCATTTACAACGGAAGTGCTAAAACCATCTATTGGGCCTTTAACGGCCTTCTAACAGACTCAACCACCTTCCCATATGCCAAGGACTCCATTCTCGCCTTAGACGCCCGTTTAAACGCCTTCTACACCCTTTCTCTACCCACTACTAGTGGTCTACCTGTCGTTACAGATGTGTTGGTGACTAAAGAGATATTGGAACAAGACACAACGTACACTGTTGTTGACAATTCGGGCAATAATGTAATTGATGGTAGCAGTAATAGTGTGATAGCAAACCTAACAGCCACTTATGCAAATGAACAACAATTTAAATTCCTCACCGTCTTACTTGATGGAACCCCATCCTCACCCTATGCCATTACATTCTCCGACTTCCTTAATGAGAGAGACACTCCATCCAAGTTTGCTGATTGGTTTGCATTTGATGGTGTTGGGAGCTACTTCAATTGCTACCTTGTTACTGGCTATTCCTTCGCTCCCAATGGGCCGAGTAAGCGTAAGCAAGCAACCTACATCACCACATTTATGGCTCGTACCGAAACAGGGTTTGATGTAGACTTCAATGAAGAGAATGGTAGTAGCTGCACTCTGTATAGCAAGTGGGACTTCACTGACTCTGCCAATGCTAACAAATGGGGGAATGGTCAACAAATCTATCGTCATGTACGGATGTTCATTCCTAACAGCACAGCGTTTGATGATGGCTACCCTGTTGTTGTAACAAAGAACAAACTGCGGGGTAGGGGTAGAACACTCCAACTTAAGTTTGAAGCAGATCCAGAGTTGGATATGAAGTTGTTTGGATGGTCAACTGTTATATATGGTGGAACAAATGTATAAAGTTAGGATGGCTGTAATGGCAGATGTTCCCTATCTAGCTTGCATAGTGGGTAGGGATATGTGTTCTTTGTTGGGTGAAGCTGAGTTGTATGATGAAGAACAGATGACATTTGTTCTTAAGAACATGGTCGCAGCAGGGCATGTAATTGTTGTTGACGACGGAGAATTTGTTGTGGGAGCTATGGGGGCGGTGTTTACTCCGTGGCTGTGGAATCCTTCTGTAACAACTCTGTCTGAAACGTTTTGGTGGGTTAGGGAAGATCGGCGCAATGGACGTATTGGCTATCTCCTACTTAAAGAATTTGAACAAGTGGGTAGGGCTGGTGGAGCTAAACGATTGGTTATGACCACTCTACCTTCTACAACTACTAGCCTATCCAAGTTGGGATATGTGGTTAGGGAGTTGGCTTTAGTTAAGGAGATTTAAATGGCTGCATTTACAGCGATGGCAGTGGGGGCGGTAGCAGGTTATGCTGCTGTAGGAACATGGGCAGCAGTAGCTGCTGGTGCAGGACTGGGCATGATGGCCCAAGGCCAAATGGATGCTAAAGAGGCCCGTGAGGAACAGGCTAATGCTTCACGTGCTCAATATGAAGCACAAACTCGTCGTGCAGAAGTGCAGAACGTACGTAATGTACGTCAGCAAATTAGAGCGCAACGTGCAGCAGCAGGCTCAATTGTGGGACGCGGAGCGACTACAGGCACTAGTGGTAGCAGCGGTGTTCTAGGTGGGGTATCTAGTGTCGGTGCACAGATGGCTTCCAACCTCTCTTATATGTCTAACATTGCTGATACACAGGCTGCTGAAGGTGCAGCACAACTGGCGTATGGCCAAGCCTCTGGCAACTTAGCTGAAGCACAAGCGTTTGGAGCGCTAGGCGGCACCATTTTCACTATGGCTGGTGGCCCCACTGCGTTTGGTGGAGCTAAGCCAATTAACGTAGGTAGTGGTGCTAAGCAGGCAGATTTTGGTGGGTGGACATCTAACTCTACTGGCGATTGATATGGAAGAAACTAAAATTGAGCAATCTACTCAACAAGTAGACATACCAGATGAAAGCGTTGCTGTAACAAATCCTATTGATAGGTTTGTTGTTGAGGAGCAGTATTCGTCTTTCGACGAACTAATTGCCTCAAAAGAATCTTCCACACAGCCCACCAATGCACTTCCAATCTTAGAAACCACTCCTGAAATAGTGGCACTGTCTTCTGCTGCGCTTGATTTTCAGAAATCTCCTGAAGAAGTAGCTACTTCTTTGCAGTCTTATACCAATCCTGAAGAAGCCATTAAGGATACGGCTAAAGGCATTGTAGAAGGAGAGCGCAGCGAGATTAAGAAAGATGCTATGGATGCTGCAACAGCAGGTCAGCGTGAGCTTGTTGAAATTTATACGAAAGCCTATGCTGATTCAGCTACTCTATCCAGTCGTCTATCCCACTATAATGCTCTCTCCATTGTGGCCACTAAAGCTGTAGAAAACACTGCCACTAGGCATGCTCCAACTGTTCAAAACAACAGTGCAGAACAACTCGGTAAGATAGCTAAAGAGCAAGGTCTGACAGCAGCTATGGCTATCCAGATGGAACAGAAGGCTAAGAGCATGGGGATGTCCTCCACTGCGCTAGAAGCTGTTGGTGCTCTTGGTGCAGCTATAGGCGGTGTGTATGCTGCCACTAAAGTGAGTGGTCCTTTAGGTTGGGCTGTAGGTGCTGGCCTAACAGCTATGTCCCTGTTAGATCAGGGTGTCATTAGAGATGCCATTAAGAAGCATGCTCAATTGAGTGTAGACGAGAAATGGGGCATCACTAAACATATAGACACCTACCATAAATACCTATCCACTCTACCTGTGGATAAAGCTCTAGCTATTAGTGAGAAGGTGGTAGAAGATGTTCTTAAGAACAGTGATAGGTTGCCAGTAGTAGGGAAAGTGTTTGCTGCTGGTAATGCTGCAAGTTTGCACACTGGTGCCTATAGTGCTCCGGGACTTGACATTAGTGCTCAGACACGTGATGTTCTAGATGCTGTCGCTGTAGTTGGAGATGGTATTGGTGCCTTTAAATATCTAAAAGCTATCGGCTCTACTGCTAAGAGTTTGGATGTTGCTGCTGGAGGCAGTGTAGTTGGTGAGCAACTGGCTAAGGACATCACTTCTGGAAAGAACGTTTTTAACGTAGCTCCTGAGCAACAAATAGAATGGAGTTTGTCTTCCAACTTTGAACAGATTTTACCAGAGGGCATTAGAGGTAGTGCTGGTAGTGCACAGAAGGCTCTGATGGAAGAGACTCAGCGCCTTCTAAAATCTCTGGATGAGCGTATAGCTCTTGGTGGAGATGAAGACTTGTCCAAAGTGAGGGAGTTTGTCTCTCGCAATTTTGAGATTGCTCCAACGTCTGTGGCCAAGTATGATGCGGCTACAGGTGAACTTGTGTTACAACATCCTACTAGGGCTGCTCCGTGGACTAGCGCAGAGAATGCACAAAAGTTTGCGGATAAGTTGATGAAGGAGACAGGTTGGAAGTTGGAAGTTAGGGCCACGAATGATGGGGCGTCCTTTGCGGCATACGATGGTGTGCCAGATAGTTTAATGGGGTTCCCAAAGAGTGGTGCTGGGAAGGCATCAGCAGATGTTAAATACAAGCACTATGAGTATGTAAAACTCACTGATCCAACTACTGGCGAAGTAGTCTACGATGCAATCCCCGGAATGAATAAAGCACACGCTCTAGAGAGGGCCAATAGAAATTGGAAAGGGATGAGTGTAGAGAATGTTAGTGCAGAACAGATGGCTAAACTTGACCCAGAACTAGTCGGGCAAGTAGCATCTGAAAAAGCAGGTAAGGCACTGTCCTCTAAAGCAGCCCCTTTCCAAGGAGAATATTCTAGCGCACTAGAAACATTTGCTTCAGATGTCAAGATTGGGGCAACTATTGGTGAAGAGTATTTGTTGCGTGATGGCCTCTCAATTGTAGCTAAGGGTGGCAAGGTGGTTGATAAGGCCACTGGCAAACCAATCACGGACACCACTACACAGACACTTGCGCAGTGGATGCTTGATGGCAAGATGTTTGCCAAAACTAAAATTAAGTATGTTGACTACTTAGATAATAAGGCTGGTCAATATGATCCGTACACCAACACTGTATTCATTACAGATCGACACTCTACCTCACCTAGCCTAATGGTGCATGAAGCATTCCATGCTCGTATTGGTGGCGTGTTAGAAGTTGCTCTAAACGGTAGTAAGGAGATGCGTGATGCAGCCAAACTATCTAATGAGCAACGTGCTGCTGCTGAAAATCTACAGACTCTGTTTAAATTTGTAAAGAATAAAGTTCCTAAAGTTGACGTTGGTGATAAGAAGGTTTCTCAATATGGTAGTGAGAATGTTCATGAGATGGTGAGTGAACTTACCAACCCTGTGTTTAGGGATGCTCTTAAGAACATTCCTGTCACTAAAGAAGTGCTGGCTGAAATGAAAATGTCGGACATTTCGTTTGGCACTAAAGTTAGGAATATGTGGGATGCTCTTGTAACTCTAGTGGCAAAGACTCTGGGTATAGAGCCTAATGGTTCAGCACTAGATCACATCCTAGACCAAGCAGGGCGTCTTGCATCGTCTGTTAGTAAACAACAAGAGAATGTCATCCCTATGCTTAAGAAGGGCGGCTTCGATGAGATGGACTTAGCTGCCCTATTTAGAGATGACGGGTTTGCTGCAACCACTCTGTCACATGGATATTATGTACATCTAGCTCCATCTACTAAACAAGTACATAATGCAGAAGACATTGCCACTCGTTTAGGTGCTGGCCTTGATCCTAAGCACCAAGCATCTATGGAGAGTATGCATGAGCGATTTGTAGCCCTATTACAAGAGCAGCGAGATAAGCGCTTGCTGGCTGAGTTCATTCAGAAGAACATTGGTGGTTTGAATAGGGCAGAATATGCTCGTGTGGAGGGTGCTCTTAAGAAGAGTGATGCTGCTCGTAGAGAGTTTACTGATGTGGACTTGTTTGCTCATAATGTCAAATCCGATAAAGAGAAAACAGCTTTCTATGCATACCGCACTCTAGAGCACTTGAGTTTGAAAGTTAAAAACCAACACATCATTAAAGACCTCACTAGGGAAGGATGGATGCAGGGCTACATTAAGTTTGGTGGAAATGTCGTCCATGCTCCAGTTATGAAAGTAGATGCTGCCCCAATTAAGGGAGAGCAAGCATTTGATTTGGCCACAAATAAGTGGTCCACTGTAGCTGGTAACGAAACCAATCTGTATAGGAGTCGTACATCTATTGATGTAGGTGGTGGTAAAGAAGCCAATTTGTTCTTAAGAACAACAGATGAAGTCACTGTAGGTATGTGGCGCGATCAACTCCCTGCCTTACCGGGGAGCTATCGTCGCATCTATACACAAGACTATTTCGGTCAAGTTGGTATTACACGCAATGTAAATGGTAAAGATGTTCCAGATGTTCTCAACCTACGCACCTCTAATAGTGGTAAGGATATGCATAGGTGGGCTAGTGGTATGAACACCATTCTTAAAGAGGTACAAACCAATCCTTCTGCTGTGACATTAGATTTTGTAGAAAAACATGTGGGTATGTGGGAGAATGCAGCAGACATTCTTGCATCCATTAATAAAGGGGAGTGGAGCAATTATAAACAAGGTAGTTTCACTGGACACTACGATAGGGAAACCACCAATTACATCACCTCATTAACAAAAGCTGCTAGTGACGCCTATGACGGTGATAGGAATATGCGGGGCATGAAACTACAGTCTATTGATGGTATGAACAACATTATGTCTCCAATGGATGCATTGGGTGCAGAGTTGTCTAACATCTCTAGAGTTAGAAATGTAGCTGAATGGCGTAACAAGTGGGTGGACGTTTGGTGGAACACTTTCAAAGACACCATTGATCCTAAGTTTGTTATGGGACGTAGGCCGCTGGAAGTGATGACAGACAAAAACTTCCAGACATCAATGTACACTGGTGGAGATAATGCAGCTAAATTTGCTGAGAGTCAGCGCAACTACATCCTGTCCCAATTGGGTGGGCAAACTCTTGATGAGCGATATATAGAGAGTGGATTGCGCCGTCTAACATTCAACCACTTCAACAAATATGTTAAGTTGCCCTTTATAGATGAGCCTGTGCACATTGGTCATGCTATTCGTAACTTCGACCCTCTACAATTTGCACGTAGTTTCAACTTCCATACAATGCTTGGTGCGTTCAATCCTGCACAACTAATTGTACAGAGTCAGGCAATGCTTAACGTAGTGGCTATTAGTCCTGTTCATGGAATGAAGGCAGCACTATCTATGCCCGTTATTCGTGTAGCATTGATGAGTGACAATCCTGCTGTATGGAAAACACTAGCCAAAACTAGCGGTATGTCAAGTCAGGAGTTTGAGAGTGTGGTTAAGTCTATTAGGCGTAGTGGTCTAATTGATGGCATTGGCGCTACCTCTCTACATAACATTGAGGCAGGTGCGTTTAACATGTTCAGTAGTTGGACAGGTAAGGTGAGTGAGAAGAGTGCTATGTTCTTCAATAGGGGCGAAGAAGCCTCTCGTATCACTGCCTTTGAAGCTGCACGTAGAGAATGGATGGTGGCTAATAAAGGAGCAGACTTCACCACAGATACTGCTCTAGCCTCAATATTGGCTCGTACAGATGACATGACACAGAACATGTCTCGTTCCAACCTAGCGTTCTATCAGCGTGGCGTGTTCTCTATTCCAGCACAATATTTGCAGTATAACATCAAGCTGGCAGCTAACATCCTTGGTAGTTTTGCTCAGAAAGGTGCTGGTAGGGGCTTCACACACGCAGAGGCTGGTAGGGTTATGGCAGCACACCTAATGGCGTATGGCCTTGCTGGCAACGGTATGATGATGTTGTATGATGAGATTAGTGGCGGGTATGAACAAGCCACTGGTTCCAAACTCTCTAGCGAACAGAAATTGGCCGTAGTGGAGGGTGGCTTAGCTTGGATAGCCAATTCTGTAAGTAAAGCAGTGACAGGCCAAGAGTTGATGTTGGGACTAGGTAGCCGCCTTGGTTCGTTCAACTTCTATCAAGACTTAGTAGAGGCAATGGTTAGGGGAGACACCTCTTGGTGGCAAGCTGCTCTAGGTGCCAGTGCCTCAATTCCTAAGAAGATTGGTAGTTTGAGATACTTGGCCGACCCTATTCTAGTAGGCGATTTGTCTCCAGAAGCATGGGGTAGTGCTATAAATAAAGTTCTTAAGAACACTCTGAGCGGTTGGAACAACGCTACCAAAGCCATTTATGCCTACAATAATGGGGGTAAACTAGCATCCAATCAAGGCATCATCATTGCGAATATGTCCCCAGTAGGGATACTTGCACAAGGTATGGGACTGCCTCCTGCTGAAGTACAGGACTGGTATAGGTATGTAGAGGCTGAACGAGATATGCGTAAAGCCACTAAAGACTTTGCTAAAGAGTATATGCGTCTAGACGAAATTAGAGTGGACTTGTTACGGGAAACTGGAGGAGTGTACAATGAGCGCATCAATGAATACATCACTGCTCAAGCTAGTCTAATTAAGGCTGTTCCCATTGGCATGATGGATGAGTTCGACAGCGAGAAAGAAAAGCTATGGGATATGCGTAATAGTGAAACAGGTAAACCCCGTCTAGTCGAGAAGTATGTAGAGCTAATGGACAAGGGTGTTAAGTTGAAAGATGTTTCTCGTATTAAAGAGTATGGAATGGAGAGTAAATAATGGCTAACAAATCTAGCTTTGCAGCAGACATCACGCAGAATGTAAATCCAGTAGCCCCAGATGCAGGGCTGTTAGCCCGTGCTGCTGCAATTGAGGGAGAGAATAATGCAGCCACTCTCAAATTTGTAGGGGAAATGGGCAGTACGGCCTATCAATCATATCAGTACAATCAGGCTGCTGGAGAGGCTAAGGCAGAGATGGATAGGCTGATGGCACCACAGAAAGGTTGGATTGGTACAGAGGCATATAAAGCTGCTGGAGAAACAGGGAAGTTTAAAGGTGCTCTAGGCCAACAAATGGAAGAAGTTGATTCGGCATTCACTCAAGTTGTAGATGCTGCTAAGGCTAATGTCATTGGTCCTGAACAAGCTAGGGCACGCCTTGCATCAATGATGAGGGAACGTATCAGTGCCAATCCCGGTGCTGCTGCGACTATCCGTAAAGCCTTCCAAGACTACACAGGTAACTCTGATTGGGATTTGGAGGCCATGAAGTATGCCTTTGACACTAAAGCAAACGACAGTGGGCAGAAAGCCCTCCTATCTCAGGCAGCTAAAGTGCCTGCTGGATATAGGGCTATGTTTGATACTTCTGGTAAGATGACTGGTGCTGTGACAGACTCAGACATTGCCAACGGCATTGCTACTAGAAGCGGTGCTGGATGGGATGCCTATTTGTCTTGGGTGGTTGGTAGCACCAAGGAAGAGAATGTAAAACAGCTAGAGAATAAAATTAAAGGCGGCAACCTATCTGCCCAAGAAACCACTAGGGAAGTTGGAGTGTCCCTTGATAGGGCACTAGAGACTTCTTTTAACGCTATTCGTATTGAGATGTCTGGTACTACGTGG